ATTTCACCGGCTCCAATTTGGAAATAACGAAAAACAAAAACAATCAATACACAGTCTATGCCGCCGGCTATTACGCGGCCATCGGTTCATAACTGAGAAAGCAAACCATGAAACAAAGTTACGAAACCGCGTTAGATATTCTCACGGCCGTGGCAATCGGCGTCGGCTTTGCTGCGCTGCTGGTTGCCTGGTGGTCGTCGTGAAGTTCTGGATAACCATCATCCGCGAGCATCAAGTTACGCTGACAATGGAGGCGGCCAGCCGGTTAGATATCATCCGGCTGGTCACCGACCTGGCTTTGAAATATGATGCCATGGACGGCAAACAAACTAAGATTGTGAGCATCAATGAAGAAGCGCCCAACACTATTCGCAATATTCCTGCATGAGGAGGACGGCGTCGTGACCGTGTCGGCCGATTATCTAGGCCTAGGTCAGGCTTCGTTTGACCTGGGCATCGAGATAATGACCGGCATCAAAGAGCTGGAGCGTGAACATCCCAAACAGTTCACGGTCCGGCCCATTCAGATTTCAGAGTATTACAACTGACCGGGTCAGGCTTTGGGAAAACTTGAACAACCCGAGCCGCCGGTGCGTGTCGTTAGCATCCTCCCCCTCGACATCGCTCATCCAATACGGCCAGCCGATTTGCTTGGCCACCCGCTCGCCGGTGCCGCTGGTATCGTTGTCAGCAATGACAACCCCAGCCGGCAACCTGGCAGCCACCTTCACCATGTTCCCCGCGCTAAAACAAACATGCAATGTGTAGCGACGCTTGAGCTGCGACAAGGCCAGCCGGATAGACAACGCCGTGGCATACCCCTCGACCAGGATATGCATCCCTTTGTTGTTGAACACAAACTCAGCCCCGCTCGTGCGCTGGCCGGATAGAAACTTCTTCCCGCCAACCTGGTCAATTAACTGTACACCCACCAAGTGTCCATCCGACCGCATCGGAACAACCAACAGTTGCTGACCATTGAACGCCCACACATTCCCCTGCTCTTCCGGGAAACCCTTCGCTTTCAGATAGTCATGCCTACCGAATTGACATTGGTCCAGGATCCAAGCCGCCTTGCTGGCCGCCTCCTTCCCCTGCTTCTGTCGCTGCGCTTCGGCATCATTGGCTTGCTTCTGTATGCGCACAACATCAGCCGGTTTCAATTCATCCGCATGCCACACGGCCACCTCTGTGCCGGTCGCCCAGTTCTGCACGAACGCATGGGTTCCCATGTACTTGACCGCTCCGTTCCTACTGTTGGGATGGTCATCCGTCGGGTATCGGCGCCAGTAACCAATCGGTGGAGGGCTATCAATCAGGATGCCATGCAGCTTGCAATAGCTAATCAGGTCAGTCATTTACCTTTCCCTTTCAAGTATGCAATCAGCCGGCTCTTGACAAACTTATCGAATGCAATATCAGGCGACGCCACCGAATCAGCTAGGCCCCTGGGCCACACCCCGAATTTATCTTTATAACAATGCGCAGCACGGCCGCTCGACCACCCGCGATACTTCACATACCATTGGCACATTGCCCAAAACGCTTGCTTGTTATCCCTGCTGGCCATCCCTTCCAACTCTTCCAATACACCAGGAATACTGCTCACCTTGTTCTGACGCTCGCGAACATGGCCGCAATGTAGGCATGTATCAGACCCGCCGGGCCACAGATGCCCGCATGCCGGACACTTGGATTCTTTCTTCTCGTCTTCTGTCTTTTCTTTCTTGGCCTTTTCTTTTCCATCATCCAGGGTATCTACGCCGTTGTGATAGACCGCCTCCCAATCCTCCTGAAAACGTAAGTAGTTCCCACTATGGTCCAGCCAGACGGCAAACTCTTTGTTGTCAGCACGGCGCATGATGCGGCCCATCTGCTGGATATGCGACGATAAAGATTTACTAAACGGCCTGGCGCTCACTCCAATCATTACATCAGGGACATCAAAGCCTTTGGTTAGGATATCCGTGGCAATCAGCCCATGTATTTCTGTGTCCGGCCTGGCAAAATCTTCAATCACATCCCGCTTAAACTGATCATCATCCCGGTAGCTGACCGATACAAAGTTATAACCCTCGGCTGCAAACTGTGCGGCCAGGTCGGCGCCATGCTCTACGCCCGAACAGAACACAATCGTTTTGCGCGGGCCACCAAAGATTTCATTGGTCTTTCGGATCCACTCCTCGACAATGTTCCCGGTAATCTGCATGCCCCGCTTGGATGCCTCTGCCTGGGACCATTCGCCCGCCACCTTCTTGGCCCCGGTCATGTCAATTTCTTTTGCAATGAAGACACGCAGCGGCATCAATACCTTCTGATCCACCAACTCCTTTGTTGTGATGGTGTTGACGATGTTGTCATAGATATGGGCCAGCCCCTTGGTAAAAGGGGTAGCCGTCAGCCCGATGACCCGCACCTCCGGATTATTCTTAATGAAATCAACTGTCTGCTGCCGCGTTGTGTGGCACTCGTCCACAATCAGCAGGTTCAGCCCTGGGAATGAGCCCCTCTTTTCCAGCGTCTGAGCTGAGCAAACCTGGATGTGTTCATACGGCCGATAGCGCCAATGGCCTGACTGTAGCACCCCGTGGGGGATGTGATACTTTTCCAGCCGCTCGCTGGTCTGGTCGCACAGAATGATTCGGTCCAGCAGCATGGCTGCCTTGTTACCTTTACCCCTGGTTGCGTTGAGCAAAGCAATGGCCATTTCTGTCTTGCCCGCTCCGGTCGGTGCATAAAGTATCTGCGCCCGCTTTCCATCTGCAAACCCCTGGCGTAGCGCTGCCAGGGTAGCGTCTTGATAATCCCTTAGTTGTAAACTCATTTGATTCTCCGCTGCCGGCACACTATGCCCGCCGGCTTGGGCCTTGTTTATTCGTAGGCTTTAAGTTGTCTTTGTTGCATGGAAATCTGACGCTTGAGCTGCGCGTTTTCCAACTGGAATTTATCCCGACTGGATTTAACCGCGTTCATTTCTAACTTCAGAATACGAATCTCTTCGCGCAATTGCTTGATCAGATCTTGCGCTGCTTTCTTTTCTTCGGCTGTTGCGTCCATGACTTTGACGGCCAGGCGGTCGGTCAGCGTTTCGTTCTGCGCAATCAGCTCGTCTACCATTTCCTGGCGGTGGTCTACGGCGGGTGGATCGGCGGGTTTAGGTGCGTCAACTAACGGCGTTGCTTTGGCTGGCTTGGCTGGCTTATCTTTCTTTTCGGGCGTTCGTTTCTCCGCAACATTACCTTTGGGTGTAATGTATTTCCGGACAACCGGCGCGCTTTCCCCACGCATCTTGGCAACGAACGGCGCAGACACGCCAACCTTCCTGGCAATCTCGGCATTGCTCCACTCGCCCCATTCAAAATCTTCTACAAAAATCATAGTGACCTTGCGCTTGTCGGCGTTGTCCATCGGCTGGCCGTGCAGATTGTTGGCACTACTACCAAAGAACAGAGCATCCCTGGGGGTGCCTGTCTCTACATCGCATGGGAAGGTGGCCATCCCAATCCGTAGGGCTGCGTGATACCGGTGGAATCCATCTGACATCCAGTAATCTGTGCCGTCAAAGAACACCCGCATCGGTGGGAAGACTGACCCGCCTTCCAGGTCTGTAGCGTAGCGGATGACCGCTTCTTCTTTGATTGCTGCGCGCACCTGAGTGCCGCCGTCCAGCCTGATTTGTTTCAGTTCTAATTCTTTTCTTTCTAGCATATCGTTCCCTTAAAATGGTGCGTCAAAACCTATAAATTCATTGAGCTTTTGTTTGTAATGCCAAGCTTTAGCGGCATCGTCTGACCCCTCTTTGCGGCCAGCTCTCATGCTGTATTTGATGATGTTGCCTTTCAGGTAGCCTATGAATTCTTGGCGGTTAAGCACAGATTCCATGACGGCCCAGGGCTGGATGCCGATCTTGTGATAGTGGTCGCCACCCACCTGATGCTCATCGGCTGATGCCTTCTCAATCATTTTCTTGCTCCTATATATTTAATCATCGCTTTAAGCTCCGCACGTAAGCAGCAAAGCTGCCCATAGTGTCCTTCTCAAACGCCTTGAAGTTGTCCACCTCTTTGGCCACCTCTTCCAAGGTGTTGTTCCTGATCTGATTGGTTACCGGATCAAGTTGTTTGATGATCATCTGCCGCTTGCGCCACCCCAGCGCCTTTTCCCATATGTTTAAACTTGGTTCGCTCATTTCTTTCTCCTAATATTTTGTTGCTCCACTCAACTTTGTAGATGCCACCATCCAATCCAAAGTCAATTCGTATGTTGCACTCGATAAGGTATGGGTGCAGGCTTACACCTAACCCATCCATGTTTTGATTGACGCGGTAATACTTGCTAACCATCGTCTTGCCACGATCTTCTTCGGGCACGTACTGCCTGTACAGTGGTTCAGGTGTTTTTGACTTGCTCATTTTTCTCCTTGAGTTTGGCTTCAATGGCGCGAACAAAGCTACCAGTGTTGTGTGTACCTCTAACAATTTCTGAAATATCCTCATCCGTCAGCCCTGCCCATGTGCGCTGTGTATACAAAGGCAACACCTGACCAAGCGGTGTAAACAAAGGGCTGTCTTTGTCTGTACTGACCGCGCCGTTGGTTGGGTCGTACCATGCTATTGGTTCGTTAGCCATGATTTTTCTCCTTGAGTTTTGCTTGAATGGCTTCGGCATACACTTTGAATGTCGGAGGCATCTCATATTGGCTCATTAACAAATTGACCGCAGTGGCAACATCAACGGCCTTCAAACATTCAAGCATCTCGCTGTCTGTTAGCCCCTTCCAAGGGCGCACGTATTCTTGGATGTCATCGTCATCAGTCATGCTTGTCCCCTTGCTCGGATTTCATTTGCTACTCCAGTTCTAGGCATACCATTGCTATTCCAATTCTCAGCAATGTCGGCACACGCCTCACGCTCATGCTGTGCTACTAGGTCAGCAAATTGCATCAAGCTTCCAAGGTCGCCCTCGACAACATAGTCAACCACAGTGAACTCTTTAATCTCATGTGTCCATTGACTGTGTATAAGCACGGCCAGCTTGCACTTTTCAGCAAGGGCTATCACTTCATCTTTGTTCATTGCACCCTCCCCCGCATAGCCTCAACCTGCGCTCGTTGTTGATCCATCAAGTAGTCCCGTTGCTTAACTGCTACTTCGTACATGGCGTATAGGGTTTCAATCTTGGCTTGCATCAGCTTGCGCTCGGCTTCAACAGCTTCTGCAATCATGGCGTTAACCATCTCTTCGTTAAACATATTTGTGTTCATAGCTTCTCCTTCAGCACTGCCTCTAGCTTGTCAAGTGCGTCGTCCCAAGTGTTGTAGTCAATGCTATTGGTAAATGCTTTGACCACCGCCCGGGCTGCCTGCTCAATGTTTCTCAGGCGCCGGACGTCAGTTTCTAAATCTGCTACTAATAAATCCAATTCGCGCTCATCGTTGGTCATCTGTTTTTCTCCTTGAACTTCTCTTCCACCAGCACCTTGAAGATGAATGTGTTTAGGTGATCCGTTGTCCAGTTGGGCATCTGTTTGATGATTGCGTTTGTTTCACTATTGGTCAGGTTCTTCCAGCGCTTCTTGGCTTTGCGCGGCTTGAACACGGGCACCCTGGGGTCGGTAAAGAATTCGGGCTCATCTTTCCATGCCGCCCAGGTAAACAACCAACGCCACATGAACTGCTCGTTGCGGCAGCTGTACTGGTATAGCGCCATTCGTAGGCATACTTCTTTGGCTGGCTTCATTCTTCCCTCGCTTTCAACATAGCGTCTGCCATTGCGTATGCGTCTGATGCAAGCCCGCCCATCCAACCAATTGGGTCTTCCAAATCTAGTTCTTTTTCTAAAAAAGATTTGGTAAGGGGTTGAAGTGCTTTGATTGCAAAGTAGTCCCGCAGCGACATGCCGTCTGTGTGAATGGAAAAGCCCAAGATGCGCGACTCATCGTCGACCATGAACCTGGGTGTAGGGAATGCTGCTCCGCCTGTTTTCTCTCTCATGATTGTTCCTTTTTGTTTTCGTTTCTGATCGCCCGCCTAACAATTGTTTCTGTTACCCCAAATCTTTCTGCAATTTGTCGGTACGAAAGACCCTGTTTGCGCAGCACGATCACCCTTCTTACATCTACTGGTGTTGCCGGCCGGCCCGCGCCAATCCTAGCTCCGCCGTGTTTTGTCATAAGCTCCTCCTTTAAACTTGAAATCGACTATACACGTATTCAAGATAGTTTGCAACAGGTTGTTCCTGTTTATTTATATCAGGCAGCACGTATAGCGATAGTAGACCCCCGAGACTCCCGACCTGTACCCTTGTGGACAGATATGTGGAAGTCACCAGCCAGTCGAAACCTGCTGCTCGCGGAACGTCGTATTCAACTATCGACCGCCCGTGTCGTGGGCCAGACGCTGATTGTCGGTTTGCTTGGTCGTTTTATGCAGTCGCTACGAAACGCTGCGGCGCCGGGGGTCTATTAAAGCGCCATCGGTTTCTTGAGTACGGCCCCGACATTGGCCTATTAGCTAACCCGCTCTGAGGGTTGCCGTAGGAGATGAGACTGGGACTGCTCACATGTAGCAGTGTTTTTTCAAAACTTTTCGTCCACTTTAAGGAGCTTGCGGCGCTAACCCGCAACACAATCCCAGTCTCAAAAACAAAAAAGCCGTTTACAACTGCGCTTCGGTAGTGACCTTGCCTAATGACTTTCCAACCGGATCATTAGGTAAGGCGAAACGCATGTGTAAACGGCCTATCTATCTGTTACTCACTACAGCAACAGCTTGTTTATATCAAACAATATCAGGACCTGTCAATACCCCTGCAGAATTTTGGGTGATCTGGCACAAGGCCTGGTGTAATCCAGCCAATCCACCGACGCGCTGGTCGTCGATAAAGATCTGCGGCATCTGGCGAACCGCGGGCCCGCACTTCTCATAGAAAGCTATGCGGCCGGCTTCATCATCGAGCATCACCTCGTCGTATGCCATGCCCTTGGCAGTCAGTAGTTTCTTGGCAGCATCGCACTGCGGGCAAGCTGATTTGGAATAGACGGTGATCTTCATCGCAGCTCCTGTAATTTGTTGGTGGGCACATGAAGCAGTGTTTTTGTAAAAACCGAAACAAAGGAAAAACAAGCGGCGCTAACCCGCTTACCACCAACACGGCTGGAGACTGTAGCCAGAGAGCAGGCGTTCACGCTCTTAATCTGACTGGCATTCGCTGAATATAATCAACGGGCCTGTGCCTCAATCCCCATGCGTGATGCCTCTGAAAAAAGTGGCCCCAGTTACGGAGCCACAAAACCAATCAAAGGAGAAACCAAAATGTCAATCAACAAACCAACCAGCCCTCTGGAATGATTCCATATTACACACATTTTTTTAAAACTTCAACCGCATCTTCTACCGAATTAACAATAAATAAATTATTTCCTGGCCACTCATCATGGAACTTCTGTTCCGCCGCCGTCAGATCGCGGGCCGACGCAGCTTTACTGCCATCTTTTATTTCGAATAAAAGCGTGTAGCCGTTGTAATACACCAACAAATCAAACAGGCCAGCATGATTAATTGCACGAACATACGCCCCACATTCCCGCAGGAATAGAACTATTTCGTTTTCATTGTCGTCGCGCCTGGCAGCTCGTCGCATACAAAAGTCCTCATGTTGATTGGCGTTTATACCAGATATAAAAAAACTGTTGACGTACATGAACCTACCTGCTACATTTACACACAGAACAACCAGTCAGGAGAAAGCAATGGAAGAAGAATCAAAAAAGTTAATGGATTCAGGTTATGAGCTTGCATCCTATTTCGTAGATCACGCAATGGACAAGACAGAAAACAACGGCATGCTGGCATCGCTTGCCCTGGGTATGGCATACGCATCATTGATGAGCGCAAACCGTATTGATGAGGCAAAAGCAATTGAACTGGTGCGCGGCGTCTATGCCCGAGCAGCTCACTTTGAATCAATGATCGGGGGCTCGCGTGAAACTCACTAACAACTACAACCTACCCGAGACAATTGTCAATGTCCTAAAGCGCCCCACATACAGCAAGGGCAAGGCCAACATATCGGCCACTGAACTACTCAATAGCCCCCGCGTTGTGCAGCTCAAGCGTAAACACTGGGACGACATAGAAGAGGACGCAGCTGACATGGTTTGGTCCCTGTTTGGGACTGCCGTTCACGGCGTACTGGAGCATGGTAAAGACGACCACCACATTGTAGAAGAGCGAATCCATACCGAAGTGGATGGCTGGAAGATATCCGGAGCTATCGACCTGCAAGAGTTGACCGACGCCGGCACCATTCTGTCTGACTACAAAGTCACCAGCGCCTGGGCCGTGATGAACGAGAAACAAGACTGGCACTCCCAGTTAAACCTGTACGCCTACCTGGTTGAGAGCGTCAAGAAGAAACCAGTTTACAAGGCGCAGATCGTCGCTATCGTTCGCGACTGGTCACGTCGCGACGCTAAGACACGCGAGGGTTACCCGCAAGCACCGATTGTGGTAATAGACATTCCGTTATGGTCATTTGAAGAAAGAGAAGCGTACGTTAAAGCGCGCGTAGCTTTGCACGAAGCAGCTTTCTTTGATGCAGAAACAGGCGGGAGCATTTCCGAATGCACCCCCGAAGAGATGTGGGAAAAACCCACTATGTATGCCGTCAAGAAAGACGGCGCAGCCAGGGCCAAGAGCGTTCACAAGACGCTTGAGGAAGCGCAGGCAGCCCTAGAAGTCGCAAAGACCAAGGGCTACAGCATCGAGGTGCGTGAAGGCGACCGCACCCGCTGCTCAGGATTCTGTCAAATCGCCCAGTACTGTGATCAATACCAAACCTACCTCAAGGAGAAAGAATGAACGACGTTCAAAAGGCCGCATTGGAGCGGTCAATCAAAACACTCAGCGCACTAGGCTGCACCTTTGCAATCGTAGACGCTGACAAAGAACTGCACGGCAGTCCGCTTACAGTCCTGGATGAGCTGAGCTCGACCTATGCTGTTATCGATTCCGCCGGTGTTCGGCACGGCCTGGTCAGCGCAGTGTTAGAAAAGATGGAATGCCAGTACGTCATCACGACAAAAGACGGCATGAAGTACAGCAATACCATTGACAAAACGCCAGATCCAGAAGTGAAGCCTGCGCGTCAATTCCCGCACGGAGATACGCGAGCCTACGTTAAATCGTTTGCTTTAGGGATGAACATTGGTGATACAGTGTCCATCCCCGCAGACAAGTATGGGATTCACAACATACAAAACTCTGTGACCTCATGGTTTGTCAGCACGTATGGCAAGAACTCTTGCACCACCTTTCAAAACAAAACCACCAACGCAGTTGACGTTATGAGGATTGGATGATGCTGCAACAAATTCAAAATCAAATCAAAGAATTCTTTCGTGAAGACCCACCACTCTGCATCGAAACTGAACTCCAGGCCATTCGCCAACGCAATGAGCAGCGCGTCAAATTAGCAATTGAAAAGCTCGGCGAGAAATGGGTTGGCCACCCCAACCATGCAGTCCAAAAGATTAAATTATGAAACGCAACACCTCAGAATCAGCGCCATGCGTGGCGCAAACAGCCTACAAACTAAAGGATGTAACCTATGTCCCGCATTACCGTAACTGCCATCTGTATGTAGGCCCCGGCTACCCCAAATTTAACCGGACCACCTACTCCGCAGCCGAGCTGGTGCTTGCGGGCGCAGCATCCGTACACGAAATGTTATGGAGCCGGGCTAATCACGGCATCATCAACGAAGTAAACCCATAAGGATATACATGAGCGTACATAAAAAACTAATGCAAGCTAGGGTAAAGCTTCAAGGTACAGAGATGAAGAAGTCAGGACTAAACAAGTTCGCGGGCTACAGCTATTTTGAATTGGGTGACTTCATCCCTCACATTCAGAACATCTTTAACAATGTAGGCCTGTGCGGCGTGGTGTCGTTTGATGCTACACATGCTACTCTGTGTATCACCGACACAGAAGACGGCTCACAGATCGTTGTGACCTCTCCTATGGCCGAAGCTAACCTAAAGGGCGCGCACCCCATACAAAATTTGGGCGCCGTACTTTCGTATCAACGTCGCTACCTTTGGATGGCAGCTTTAGAAATTGTGGAACATGACATCATTGATGCCAGCCCCAGCAACGAAGCTTCAGCCAAACCAGTGGTGCGAGCAACACCTAAGCCCGAAGAAAAGAAAGCACCCGCCAAGATGGAAGGCGACAACGCACCCTGGTCCCTTAAGGTAACAGCCAAGCCAGGCACCGACATTCAAGAGTGGTGCGCATTGGTAATCGACATGGCCCGCATGGGCCTGACCCAGTGCGGCAGCGAAGCAGATGTAATGTCTATCTTCAAAGTTAACCGTGCAATCTTTGACCACCTCAAGGTATCAGACGCAGACCGCTATGACGAACTCATGGCGGAATTTAAAAAAGCAAGAGCTAATCACAAGGAAGCAGCATGAACTCAATTACAGTAGCCGGCACCATCGGCAAAGACGCAGAAGTTAAGAAAATGTCCAACGGCGATGCCCTGTGCAATTTCTCCGTAGCAGACGGCCAGGGTAAAGACAAGCCAACCATTTGGTGGAACTGCAGCCTGTACGGCAAGCGCGCAGAAGCCCTGTCCCAGTACCTGGTCAAAGGTCAGGCTGTCACCGTGTCCGGCACCGTGTCCGAGCGCGAATGGACCGACAAAGAAGGCGGCAAGCGCAAGTCTATGGATGTTCGCGTGGGTGATGTAGCCCTGCAAGGCGGCCGCCGCGATGCAGAGCCGCAGCAAGAGCGCCGCGCAGCACCCAAGATGGACACGGCTGAAGACCAAGACATTCCCTTCTAACCATGAAGACCAACAACTTTGAAGCCGTCAAGATTGCGATGACGCAGAATCGTACCGGCTACGTGTTGACCTTGTCCGTTCACCCCGACGACGTACCGGAAGATATTCTGCGTGACTTTGTTGGGGCGCGGTACCAGGTGGTCATGGTCCGGCTGAACGCGCAAGAAGAACCGATGAACCGCGAGCATGAGTACGCCCGCGACCTGGTTCGCAGCGCCGGGATGCTGTGCCGTGACCCACTCTTTCAAAAGTTTCTATGCCAAGCTGGCCAGACCTTTGGCGAAAGCGAAGAAGAGGCCCGGCAATGGATGCTGGATGAATTCCAGATCGCCTCACGCGCAGAACTTAAAAATAACCCAGAAGCGGCCAGACAATACATGGCCCTGCAACAGGAATACCTAGCATGGAAACAAAGCGTTTAATCCCTTATTCAGTCCACCTGCGGGAGGACATCTACCATCAGCTAAAAGACGCTGCAAAGGGCCGTAAAGCCAGCGGAATCGTGCGTGATGCCATCACTATGATCATCGAGGGCGACGACGCCTTTAACGCCGGGTTTAACAAAGGTCTACGCGAAGCCATGAAGGTGGTGCGCGACGACGTATGGGCCAAGAGTTTGTCGGTTCACGGCGAGCTCATGTCCGAAGTCCTAGCTGACCAGATCGCAGAAAAGATTGGGGGCGAAAATGGCAACAAGAAAAAAGGCTGAAGGCATAGCAGCCCTGGCGCCCAAGCCACACAACCCATCCATCCAGGACATCACCATGCTTGACTGGTATGCGATGGCCCTTACGATTGCCTGGGTCTGCACCGACGAAGATCACGGAGCGGAAGCCGAAAAGATCTTTGACATGGCAGAAGCCTTGATGGCCGAGCGGGAGAAGCGCACATGATAGAAGGCTTTGACCACGTAGGCACTGACCACAAGTGCAACGTATGCCAGTGTGACTTCACGGATGACGAAGGTGGCATCCAGGGCTACTTCGGTATTCTGCCGGTAGCGTTCTGCCCCACTTGTTACGCAAGCATGTGCGACATGGTGGGCCAGCTGGATGACCGCGAGTGGGAAGGGCTGACGAATGAAGATAAGAACGAAATATTGGTAGATGCAATTCGGCATGAATGGAATGATCGCGTCATAGTTGAGCAAATTGAAGCCAAGCTCAGGGAGAAAAACACTTGAACAACAAGCTGACTGCTAAACACAGGCGCCACCTCGCCCTGGTAAAAGCTTTACCATGTAGCGTATGTGATGCGCCAGGCCCCAGCGCTGCGCATCATGTAAAGCAGAACCAGCAGTACACCGCTGTCGCCCTATGCACCGATTGCCATCAGGGCTCGGTCATGGGCTGGCACGGGCAAAAGCGCATATGGGCCATCAAAAAGATGGACGAGCTGGATGCTTTAAACATCACCATAGAAAGACTGCTGGATGAATCCATACAAAATAGATGAGCCTACCGTTATTAGCTTTTCCGGCGGCAGGACGTCAGCTTATATGTTGTGGAGGGTATTGCAGGAAAACGGCGGCCTCCCATCAGAAGCCAAGGTTTGTTTTGCTAACACCGGCAAGGAAGAGGAGGCTACGCTACAGTTTGTCAATGACTGCTCGGTTAACTGGAGCGTACCCGTAACATGGATTGAGTATGTCTCCCACGAAGAAGCCGACCGTAGATTTAAAAAGGTAACCTACGAAACGGCCAGCCGTAACGGGGAGCCATTTGAAGAAGTCATCAGGCACTACGGCAAACTACCCAACCCAATCAATAAATCCTGCACTGCCGAACTAAAGATTCGGGCGGTGGCCAGGTACCTAAAGTCTATTGGATGGGAAGAGTGGACTGCAATGGTAGGAATCAGGGCGGATGAGCAAAGACGGGCCGCCAAATTAAGAGCCGATAGGAAAGCCGAAACACCCATTGCACCCTTGGCTATGGATGGTGTAGATATCGCGCAGATAGAGGCGTTCTGGGCGACCCAGCCATTTAAATTAGAGCTAACCACATTCAACGGCAAAACCTTGGCGGGTAACTGCGACCTTTGCTATCTAAAGCCAGCCGGACAAATCCTATCTTTGATCCAAGAAAAACCGATGCGTGCGGTTTGGTGGGCAAAGATGGAAATGTTGGCGGCCACTATTACTGACGGTAATGCAAACAGGTTCAGGATCGATAGACCAAGCTACTCAGAAATGCTGAACTATTCCCAAAAACAAACCGATTTGTTTGACCCGGACGACGAAGGCATCGCCTGTTTTTGTGGTGATTAGTACTACAAAATGCACCGAGAACCGAAACGTTTTGGTTCTCGATACACTTTAGTTCTCATTTCATTGACTTGCGTACTGACTCAGCTTGCTCAGCGTACATGCCAATTAGTTCTTTCAGGCGGTCAATTTCTTCCCGTTTGTCAGAACCAGACAGTCCTTCGTTGGCGTTAACTTCGCGGATCTGTTTACGCACTGCGGCCATCTTCTTGGATGTCTGGTCGTACATTTTGGCCAGCGCAATCTTGTCGCCCTTCTCTTCCAGGATTTCCATCACCTTATCCGTTTGATTGGATTCAGCGTAGTGGCGCATGTCGGCAAAGGCCTGGCTAATCTGACGATTGTTCTCATAGAACGCCGTGGCATAGCGCGACTGGTTAGAAGGTAGTGACTTAATCAATCCCAAGCTGGTGCGGTCCAACCACTTAGCATCAGGATATTCACCCTCGCGGAATGGCATAACGGCGTAATGACTTGTGACAGCAGCCGTGCTACCCAGCCAACCAAAGTAGGCTTTGATGGCGTAGTCCACTTGGACGGGGGACAGCTCGCCCTTCTCACCCAAAATGGCAGTCATACCGCCTAAAGCTATGGCCAGCGGGCTCGTGGTATCAGCTGCGCGCTCCTGCTTAGACAGACGCTCCATGCCAGCGCTTTCAATTGGAGAGCCGGTGAAGCTATCTTTGTTGGCATACAGGTCTAGCACTGGTTTAAACATCTGCGGCACAGGGTTCAAAGCAAACGTATCACCCAACATGCGCTTGATACTATCTGCAAACTGTTTGCCTTCTGCTTCCTGGTCAATGATCTGCTCCAGGGTGCGCTCGGCCATTGTTCCAAATGCGCCAATCTCAAACGGCTTAGGTACACGGAAGGCAAAGTCCATCCCGGGCAGCTTGAACCACCAAAAGTTATCGCGGTCCCACTCGTCGCGCTTTTTGTAATCATCATCGTCTTTGAAGATCATGTACAAAGCCATCGACGCGCCAGCTACGGCAAGTGTGGTGTATCCAAACGCTTCAGCCTTCTGCTTGTCCGTCTGCTCAATTGGTTTGCCAGTAATGGTGTTGTACAAAACGCGAGCTGTAGGAGTTACACCATCGCGGCCCAGCTTATACAAACCCTGGACGCGCGCATTCATAAACGGAACCGTCTGGGTTACTAACCTAAACGCTGGCCACGAACCTTGCATAGAGAAGTCCAACAGATCCCTGGCAGCAAACGATGCCTGGAGGTGCGTCAGCTTACGCTCGCGCATCTGGTTATACAAAGCCATACGGTTGGCGGCTTCAGATTTATTACCCCACTCCTGGTACTTATCCCAGGCGGCGCTCAGGCCGGCTTTAATCTTCTCTGGCGTGTCCAGAATATGTTCACCTTTAACACCTTGAGCCAGCAAGCGTTTGATCAGCCTGGACTGGTCGCCCTCATAAGCCGAGCCAAAGTTAAAGATTGCACCACCAGCCAAAGCAGAAATGTGCGCAGGATTATTTTTATCCGTGGCAGCCCAGCCCTCAATCACGTTGGCAAATGGATTACGTTTCAAATCGCTAACAGCAATTGCCTGGATTGAATCGCGAATCAAATTGTTTGTTTTAAAAGCGGGGGAAATGGTCACGCCGTATTGCAGCAGATTCTTGAAGTCGCGAGCTACATCCAGGAACTTTGACTTGGGGCCTAGGTAACCAATCGATGTAATAGAATCCAGCAGCATCGGATCCAGAACTTCAAAGTAGGCAGGCTGGCCGTTCATCATTGTCTTGACGATACCTTTGCCGGCCTCGGTGTATTCGGGGCGTAAAGACCCATCACCCACCAACTCACCAGATTTGGTAGACACAACCTTGCCGTCTTCCCAAGCCAAGCCAACTTTCAAATTAGGAATGGCAGCGCCCACTTCCATGGCTGCATCCAGCGTGGCGTTAGATGCTTGGTTCTTCATCGACGCAGACAGGATATGACTCCAGTTGCGCAGCGTGTTTTCCATCAGATCGCCAAATGGCTTGTCACTCTGACCCTTTAGCTCAGCACTAAACTTCTGGCTAGTTAAACCAGACGCCGTGGCCGCATCTTGCAGGTCGCCACTCTCCATTTGTTTATAGAACGGAATGTAGAACAGATCCTGAGAGAAGCGTTCGTATGCCTTTTGATCCATCAAGCCGGCGTTGTAAGCAACATCCAGCACAGATTTATTCAGGGCGTTCATGTCCTTCTGGACTTCTTGATAAACCTCTAAACGGGGTCTACCATTGATTTCACCTTGCACCAGTTGGTCACGGTCAGCAAGCAGCGGGGCTAGGTTAGGAGAGCGTTTGTCAATAGGCAGGCGGGACTCACGACCAAGGGCAATCCACATCATGTAGCGGTCTGTCTCAGCACCGACCGGCTTCATGGCTTCAAACAAACCTTTGGTCTGGCCCTTGATATCCAGGGCGCCGCCGTTGTTGTAGACATGACCGTGCATGAGCAAACCTTC